AGTAGAGATTTCTTGTTTTCTTGTTGCTTTTCTTATTGCAGTTGTATTTATTGTTTCCTGTTCTTTTAAACTTGTTTTAATTTTATTAATTTTATTTATGATTGGTTCTCTAAGTTCTTTAGGAACATTATTAATAATATTGTTAACTGATGCTTGCACACTGCCTTCAACTTGTTCTCCGTTAAATAATCCACTCGTTTGCAACTGAATAGATATTTGAGTTAAGTCAGCAGAATTTAATTTACCATCTAAAATATCTTGATCCAGCAATCCTTGAAATTGAAAGTCATAAGCATCTGCTATTTTTTTATTAGCTGCAACTGATGAAAGTGTTCCATTAGTAACAAAACTTCTAATTTCTTTTAGTATTCCGTCAAATTCATCTGACTCAAATCCAAGAATTTTTTGATCTAAATTAAATATATCTGCTTGTTTTTGAGCATCAATTTTATGTTGGTTTATAGTTCCTCCAAGAATTTCGCTCATAAATTTATTATCAGAACTATCGTAAAATCTACTTCCTTTAAGTTCGGCTACTCCAAGTATTTGTTTATCTGTTAAATTTGCAGCGTCACTTGGAAAACCACTAGCTATATATGCCTTAAGTTGTTTTATATTACCATCTGCCGCAAGGCTAATAAGAAAAGGTCTAATGTATTGTTTCTTTAATTCTGTTTGGTCAGACTTAAAATCGTCTTTAGTATATTTAGGATCATCAATACTTCTTGTTAAATTAGTATCTATATGACTTCTATAGCTTTGTGACGCAGAAGCAAAAGCAAGCCTTAAAGATTTTTCTATATTTTCTTTTGCAGAAAATCCTTGATACGCTAAATTACCAACATTAATTTTTGCTCTTCCTGATTCTATTTCAAAAAGTGCATTAGAACGTATTCGCCTTGCGACTTGAACCGCATCTTCATTTGCCTCAACTACATCGTAGGTTGAAGAAACGCTGTTACTATGTCCTATTAGACTGTTAAAATCTTTAGGATTAAGTTGACCGGAAAACTTATTAATTTGTTTAAGTGATTCTATTTCTTTATTTGTAAATCCTTTTGAGGAAAGAATACTAATAGGAGCGCCACTTTTAAGCTCTCTAAGAGAGAGTATCATCATATCTCTTTGAGACTTAGAGCTAGAGATGCTCATTAAGTATTCAATACTACCAGCAGCAATAGCTTTGCTCATTTGGTCAGAGGCTATTTCTGTAGCACCCACTCGTATTAAGCCAGATTTAATACCGTTTTCGTGATTATTAATTTCTTTATTAAAGACTGCTATTTCTCCAGAGCCATCAGTAAAGATTGAACCTGCTCTAGCAAACTTATACATATCTTCAGTATTGTTGCTGAGACTAGCCCCTATAGAATTAGCAGCATCTATTCTTGATTTTTCAAAAACTTGTTTCTTAATATCAAGCTCTGTAGATGCTAACCAACCCTGTCCAGTTTCGTTTATAAACTCTTTGTATTTACCTATAGATCCTTCAGATAAGTTAGCAATGTAGTCAGACATTACTTCTTTGTAAGCTTCAGGATTAAATGGGTATTTTAATGCAACTTCTTTAGCTTTTATTTTTAACTCATTGTTGATTGAGTTCTCATATCTATTATCAACAACCCTTTGATAAGCTGTAGCAGCAATAGTTCCAAACTCAGATGGTGCTGTTGCTGGAGAAACAAACGATGTAGTCTCTCCTGTTACTGGATTTGTAGTTTTAAAATTACCAGAATCTATTGCTTTAGCAAAATCCATTCCTTTTTTTTCTGCTAATACAGAAGCTTCTTGAAATGCTATTCTTTGTATTCCAGATGCAGCTTGACTAATTGCGTTCCCAACTTGTTGAGCGCCTACGTTAGACCTAACAACCCCAACTGGTTTATTAAAAACTGTAGTTCTCTGTCTAACAATCGCCATTATTTGACTCTTTCATAATTCATTGCGCCTTGACCGATAGTGCCAGCAGCACTGATTGTAGAAGCAAGTAATGTGTTCCTACCCCTACGTCTTTCAGTGCTTGCAGCTATGTCCGACTTTCTTGACTGCATGGAAGTCTGCGTTTCAGCACGACCAAGATCTTTTCCAAACACTTTTTTCTCGTTTTTAAGAAAAGCTTGCACACTTCTATCGTCAATTTCTCTGCCCATTGCAGCAAACGCAGCTATGTTAGATGCAGTAGCCACATCATACTCAGCCCTTCTTGCTTCAGACTCTTGTAGAGCTTGAGCTTTGTTTAACTTTTTGTCTGTCTCAATGTTAAACGCATTAAGGTCTGCGGATTTCTTTTCGCCAATCCCGCCAAGTATCTGACCCCCTGCACTTACAGCAGTGCTGGCAAGCATTAACATTGTCATAGGTACCATTAGACTATTAACTCCACTACTAGCCCGTTTACCTGCAATGGTAATGGTGCATCTTGCTCTATTGTAATTCTAGGACTTCTTGTGAACCCTGTCATTTTAACTTCGGTCTTACCTGTTATAGGCTTTAGTATAGTAAAGGAGCCTTGGTTTGGATTTAGCTTGCTGCCTATAGAAACACTTTTAGTATTAACCTTTAATGACTGTGTGTTCTTTAAGTCTAATACAACTCTGCCAATTCCTCTAACCTCTCCAGTCACAGGGCCATTACCTAATGACGCATCAATCTCATTCGTTACTATTTTAGAGTTAAACTTTTTCCCAATGTAGGCGTGAGTTCTTGGATTGGTTTGAGTCTGTCCATTAACAACGATGTTTTCAACGTGTTCTGATACGTCTACCTTACCATCAGAGCCAACAGTAAATGTTCCTATATAATCTTGGAAGCTCTCAATGTTGTCTGTCATTATGACGTCTACAACATTGCCAGCAACATAGGGGCCGCTAACGAGTAGTTTGTTTTGGAAGTGAAACGTATACATATAGTTGTCTAAGCCAATGTCTCCAGTAAACTCGCACAAGAATAATTTGTTATTAGAGTCATAAACATTAGCAAACATCCTATCGCCTATAGAGGCTAACGAATTAAACGTACCCCCCTCTATAGTAACCTTAGTCCAAGAAGCCCTTCGTTCCGTTCTGTTGGACGAGAACAGGACTAAAGTACCATCATTGTTTGTAAATGCTGCATACGAGTCGGGCTGATTAAAGCCGCTGTGAGCAACAGTTGCGTATTTTGGGGAGTCTATTAGGTGAGAGGCTATAGAGGACACAGGAGAGGCACTGTAGGCTTGCTCTGAGTCTGTGAAGATATACTCTCTTACAATCCTACCATTAGACTGAACAAATACAGTAGCGCCATCTATCTCAACAGGCTGTGCAAATGACGATCCGTATGGAGTCTGCTTTTTAATCTGTAAGTTTGTTGGCGTTATGGCCTTGTTCTCGAAGGTAGGAACGTAGAACTCGCTGCTGTTAGTAAATACTTGTAAGTCGCGATTAGATACCAGATGCCTAATAGAGTTTACTGTGCCTGTTGCAGCGGTTGCAACTATAGCCTCATTATCTAACGCCTCTCCTACATCAAAGTTAAAGAAGCTACCAATCTTACTAAAGAATAAAGTATCGGGCTGATCTAAGGTTCCACCAAATACTAAACGATTTTGATGCACAACAACGGCAGCAGGGAATCCACGCTTTGCCGAAAAAGACTGTTCATCAAAGTCTAGTGTAGGCGCATGGGTTGCAATCTTTACAAACCCACCGCCATCAATAGATGATGTAGCATCAGCAGCGGCAGTAAACGAGTATGTGTTATCATCAATAATATCAGCAATAACTCTTGAGCCGTTTAAGTTACCAACAGCAATCCCACCAACAGCAGAAGCCTCGGATACAGTTATGGCTTCACCACCAGAAAAGCCATGGCTTGGCTGGCTAACTTCTACAACAGCGCTACCAGTATTTGTTCTAAACGGGTTAAGGACTTCTAACCTTGTGGTAAGGGTTTCAACGATAGTTCCTCTTGCTTGCTCAGAGCTATTAACTCCTGTTATTAAAATCTCATTGCCACCATATCTAATAATCGACCCTATGTGAGCAGAGCTTGCGTATAAACCTATTGGGGTAGTAGCGTTTCTTGACCCAGTAACATCGAAATACGATACAGCCTCTTGATTACTAACACCTATTTTAACAGTTACATTTACATTGTGAGTGCTTGGATTAATTTTTGTAATTGTTTTAAACAGGACTGGCACAACAACAGTTGAATTATTAGGGCCAGCAACAGTTGCACCTGTTATGCTAATACCATCTTGGTTTGTTCCAACAATAACAAAGTTTATACCAGAAACATCCCCTGCTGATGTAATAGTTATTTGTCTGGCTTGAGAAAAAGTAACACTACCACTAGATGCAAGAGACCCATTTATGGCTATACCGCCATTGTTTTCTAATTGGCTTGGCGTTACGGCAGCCAATAAACTAATACCATTATCATCGGCTGTTAGGTTAGTATTAAATACTCTAAATGCTACGTTTGTTCCAGAAGTTGCGCTAGGGTCAAGCTTAGTTTCTTGAGGATGAAACTTATTATAAGGCTGATACGTTTGTTTATTGTCTGATCTGGTGTCAAAGGCAAATGTACTAATCTCAAATGTAGTTAAGCTAGTTCTTGTTAAAATCCTTGGGGCAAACAACGAGTGGCAGATATAAAGTACATCTCCAAACTGTGCTGTAGTGTATTCCTTTAAGAACTCTCTATCAAAAGGAACAGCTACACCGTCTGTGCCAGCAGTAATGTTTACATTTATACTGTTTACAGTTCCGTTAGCAGCTAATGTGTAAACCTTTAACGCTTGGTGCTGTATAGATACTAAGTATTGTTCGTTATCATCATACACAAAAGGAATTAAGCGTGACTGCTCAGGGTAGGTAGCATTATATGTTATGCCATGATTGATGTGATACTTTAGGCCACTACGTTTAATTAGTGAACCCTCTGCCATAACAACCATGTTTTGAACTGTAGAAGCAGACGCAGAATAAATAGGTGTATCAACTCTCATTGAGAGAGAATCACTGACTTCACCATACTGAAAGCTGTTTATTGGAACTCTTACCTTCTGCATTAGCTACGCCTTTGAGATATAAACCTTGATGTATGTAACTTACGAGTTGTCTGCTGTTGAGAGTCTAAAGTCTTAGCCCTTCTCATTTGAAGTTCTGCTCTTGCCTCCATAGCAGATGAAAGCTGTGCGTCCCTAGCTACAGAAACAGCAAAGATACCAGCAAGGGCAAGCTCAACAGCGAGGGTAAAGTAAGGAGGCCAATGTTCTTCGCCAACCCTAAATACATAATCAGCCATCACAACATCAGTTTCAACAGCGTTGCAGAAAGCTTTGTCTGTGTATGTATCGTATTTAATTATGGTGTCGTTTATTGTTAATGAGTTTAGCATCAACATATCTGATGGCAGTTGATAAGCAGCATCGTATCTAGAGGTTGCTACGTCTGTTAGCCTACTAAGCTGTACTTGAGTAGTAGCAAAGCGCCATCTTGTAGTTGTTAAAGACGATCTTGCAATGTCTTCGTAAATAGAATTTGCAACATCAGATTCAGTAGTCCCGTCAGTGAAGGACTGTATAGCCTCACCACCAATTAAGATTGATGAACGAGAGCATATTTTTATTGCTGTGTTAGCTACCTCTGGCATGAGTAAGTTGGGGGGCTGACTTCAACCCCCCACCCTATTTAATCGCCGTCAGTATTAGTAACGACAACGCCGTTAGTAATATCAACAACAGAGCCATTATTTGCGTTGACATAAGCATGAGTGATAACAGGCGTTCCACCTGTGGATGTCACTGTAATGATTACATCGTTTACATTCAGCATAGACGCAGATGAGTTAAAGTAACCCGCTGAGTTTGCTGTAGCAATGGTATCAGAAGATACATAATACCAAAGCCTTTGACCTGAAGCCCCACCAATAAGGTGAAGACCCGCTGCACTATAAGCCATATTAAGTCTCCTTCTTAGTTATTATCAAGGACTTCACAGATACCATCGGCATCAATACCGACAGCGCCCATGGACATCATTGATGTTGCAAGGTGTGAAGCCTTCTCAGCGACATAGTTCACTTCAGTTGAGATATCAGCATTAATGCCAAGTCCAACGGATGAAGTGTGATACGCAATGTTTTTACCAGCCGTTACAGCAGAAGTAGAGAACACTTTGAATCCCAAGAATTCCTTCATGGTCATGCCACCAGCGAATGGTAGGTTTTGCTCACCAACAAAGTCAGAAGAAGCAAACTGGCTTATACCGAACAAGTCAGCATAACCCTTTGGGTTCATCGCTAAATAACGCTGTCCGTCTTCTGGAACGTCATTAAGTCCCATAGTTTCAAACAGTGAAAGAAGATCAGCAATTTCAAGTGCCGAGCTAGTATCATGTATTGCTGTTCCACCAGCAGCGTCCATTGCTGCATAGATGAGTTCATCAGTCTTACGACCAAGGGCAGCGGCAGCAGATTGAGCAACAGCTTGACGTTCGTTGATGTTAGTCTTCAACTCGTCTAGCTTGTCAATGTACTCTGGTGCATAGAAGTCAGCCATAGTGGCTTCAACTGTTGTATGCGCCAACTCCATAGGAGTTACGTTACCATTGCGTGATTTAGTGTTTGCGACGCCTTTTCCAATTACTTGGAATCTAGCAACTGAACCAGTAACATTGCTTGTGCGAACAGTGTTCCGTAACTTGGAACCCATACGTTGATAAGCCATGTGTACTTCGGTTTCAAACTGCTTGATAAAGGCTGTGTCAATAGAATTAGCCATTTTTTCAGTCCTATTTTGAAGTTACAGTTACACGGGTATCCACTCTTTCACTTCAGCAAGGGTATCCTTTCGGGCCTTTCAGTGCGTAACGGGCCGCAGTAATTCATCATTAACATTATTTGCGTTTGGATTGCAACGTAGAAAATCAACATACTTAGTTGGGCCAACTGTGGAAACGCCCATAGCCTCAAAGCCTAACCAACTAGCCCAGTTCAACATGAACTCATAATCAGAGAGTATCGTCATGCTCATATGGCTCTGCGTTCTATCAAAAAACTTAACTAACATTAAAGAACCACGCGCCATTGCGCTAAAGTTTCCCTTAACATTCTTTGAAAACATGGCAAACATTTGTGGAAAGTCTTGGTCATTGTCGTACCACAAGCCACCCACAGCTAGGAACGACTCGTCTTCTCTTCGAGCTATGTAACACTCAGAGAACTTCTGCATTTCTTGTATTGCTTGTTTAATGTCTAAGTGTCCAAGAAGCTTTAGCTCCCTACGACTTTCTTTACTTAGGTTCTCAACAACCTCGTCAACGTGGTGTTTGGTAAACGGAGTCAGGTAATACTGACCCCGTGTTATTATCTTAACTTCATTTGTATATTTGTTGGAAGCCGTCGGTAACTTGCTTAACATAGCTTGGGTCTCGATCTTTCCAATATCTTGGGTCATTCATCATCTCCCGAAGTTGCTGCTCTGAAGCCCCAGCTGTAGGATTAGTGTTACCAGCAAAGGAGCCATCCTTCGTTGATTCCATAATAGCCTCAAGTGCAATAATACCTTCATGGCTTTCGCACATTCTTTCTATAGCTGGCATTGATTCCTGTGGGAAAAACTTACTAGCAAACATAGACGCTGCCTGTATCCTGTCATTTGCATTGTCACCAAGCTTTGCTGACTCTGCTTCTATGTCTGGCTCGTTAGAACCTACTGCTTCGGCATACATCTCTATGCCTTTCTTAAACTCATCTTGGCTGTACCCATTCTCAAAGGAATGCTCAGACCACCACTTAAGTAGATCGCTATCAACAGCAAGCTCTTCGTCTACAGACTCAGGCAACTGGTAATCGCCTGAGGAGTCAGGTCGCTCACTAAAGCTTTCTAACTTAATCTCTTCAAGCAGTTTGCTGCGAATGTCTTCTTCTTTGCCGCCAAGTTTAGACTCAAGCTCTTTGTATGCTTTGGCTAGATCTTCGCCGCTGCTGTATTTTTCTGGCAGCCAATCAGGACGATCTGGCTGGCTGTCTTCTGCAATAACGTAATCGCGCTGCTCTTCAACTGGCGCTGCTTCTGTTGTTTCTGCTGCTTGTGTATTCATTAAGCTGTCGCTCATGTCTTCTTACTCCTGTGTGAATGGGCAATGCGCTGCTCAATAAGGCCAACGATGTATCGCTGCCCCTCTATGTGACGTAGTTCTTCCGTAGTCACGTTAGGCCCATTTACCATTTCTATAGTAACTGAACGTAAGTAGCGCAAAACTTCCTTGCCCGTTGGTGATCCAAATATGTTAGATAGATTATGGCTAATCTGTTTATCTAAATCAGACTTCCTTTGTATTCCATCTATTCCAATGTTAACCCTGTGTTCCGTCAACCATCTGTCCCTGTTGTTGTTGCTGTTGTTGTTGCTGCTGTGCCATTTGTTGTGCCATTGCAGCTATCTGCTTACGCTGATCTTCATCTCGTATTAAGCTTTCTGGGACACCAAACTTCTTAGCAAGGTGTACTGCCGTCTTCTCGCTATCAACTAATAGCTGAAGCATCTCTGGGCCAAACGTACCGCCAACCAATTCTAGGAAACGCGCTACACTTGAGATGTCCTGATTGGCTTGGGCTTGGGCTAGTGGAGATACGGAGCGTACCTTTACTTCCCTGCCATTAACAGT